GGAAGGAACTCCGTAACTATCTCTTCGCTACAGATACAAGATCAACGAGTAATAGTAAGCTTCCTTGGAAGAATAGTACGACTGTTCCGAAGCTAACTCAGATTAGAGACAATCTCCACGCTAATTATATGGCTGCTTTGTTTCCACAGAATAAGTGGATGAAGTGGATGGCTGACGATAAGTCTAGCAATAATAAGACGAAGCGTGAGACTATCCAAGCTTATATGGAAAATAAAGTTCAGCAGTCTGACTTCGAAATTACGATGTCAAAGCTTATTCTCGATTACATCGACTACGGTAACTGCTTTGCTACTGTCGATTATGAGACAAACTACACTGAACTTGAAAATGGTGAGTTTATTCCCAGTTACATCGGTCCAAAGGTAGTTAGAATCTCTCCATACGACATCGTATTCAACCCTGTTGCTTCTGATTTCAAGAAGACACCGAAGATTATCCGCTCGATTATGACAATGGGCGAAGCAAAGCGGATGGTTGATGAAGATCCTAATAAAGAATATATGAATAAGATCTTCGACAAGATGGTGGGTAATAGAAACGCCATCCAAGGGTATTCAGATTCCGATTTGCATAAGAATGATGGCTTCGTTGTTGATGGTTTCGGCAGTATCCGAGAGTATTACAACTCTAATTATGTAGAAATTCTGACATTTTATGGAGACATCTACGATCAAATCACTAATACACTACTTAAAAACAGAATTATCAAGGTTGTCGATAGATCTTACATCCTTAATGATATTCCTAACCCTTCTTGGTTGGGTACATCCCCGATTTTCCACGTTGGTTGGAGAGAAAGACCTGATAATCTTTACGCTATGGGTCCACTTGATAACCTCGTCGGTCTTCAGTACCGAATGGACCACCTCGAAAACCTGAAAGCTGACGTTTTTGACCAGATTGCCTTCCCTATCCTGAAGATTAAAGGTGATGTTGAAGACTTTGACTTCCAACCGGGAGCCAGGATTTACATCGGTGATGAAGGTGATGTTGGTTATCTTGTTCCAGATGCTACTGCACTGAGTGCTGACAACCAGATTGCTATCATTGAGAATAGAATGGAGCAAATGGCTGGTGCTCCGAGAGAAGCAATGGGTATTAGAACTCCCGGTGAAAAGACAGCATTCGAAATCAGTTCATTGCAGAACGCTGCTGGTAGAATCTTCCAGAATAAGACGCAGCACTTCGAGCGTATCTTCGTAGAGCCAATCCTTAACGCTATGCTTGAGGCTGGTAGACGGAATATGGATGCCTCTGACATTATCCGTATCTTCGATGATGCTCTCGGAATTACAGTCTTCGAGACGATTACGAAGGAAGATATTACAGCGAAGGGTAAGATCATTCCGATGGGTGCTAGACACTTTGCTGAAAGAGCGCAGAGAGTTCAGAACCTCCAGCAACTCTGGCAGTTGAAAGCTGCTGATCCTTCTGTCGCTGCTCATATGAGTGGTAAGGAATTTGCTAGGATTATGGCAGAAGAACTCGGAGAGAAGGCTCTCTTCGGTGAGAATATCTCAGTGTACGAAACTTACGAAACCCAGAAGGTTGCACAGGAAGTTCAGTTGATGGCTGATGAAGAGAATGCAATCGCTATGGAAGAAGGAATTTAATGAAGACAATTTGGTTTATGGACCTTCCTAAAGACGAACAGGAAGGTTTTAAAAAGGAAGTTAAGTCTGCAAAGAACGTACTTGATAAACTAGAAGATATCGTAAGAAGCAGACTGAAAGATATTGTAGTTACTGAAGACTACGATAGTCCTAGCTGGGCTTTTAAGCAAGCAGACCGTAACGGTTACAATAGGGCTTTAATGGAAATTATTAATATTCTCAACCTAGACCATGAGGTAAATAAGTAAATGACAGATATTTTTTCTTCCGCGACCACGGAACAGACGGCAACTGAAGGACAGCAGAATCAGACAAACGACTCTTATGTCACCCAGTTGGTAGGAGAAGGCAAGAAGTTTAAGGATGTTGAATCTCTTGCAAAGGGTAAACTTGAAGCTGATCGGCATATTGGTGAAATCACTAAGACGCTTGATGAACTTCGGGCTGAACTCGCAAAGCAGGATTATGCAAAGTCACTCCTTGAACAGATGAACAAGGGTTCTGAAGCTGGTGCAGAACAGCCCTCTCCGGTAACAACCAGTCCCTCTAATACTGAGAATACCACTCAGAGCGCGAGTGACATCGAATCCCTTGTAGAAAAAGTTATCACTCAGAAAGAAAGAACTCGAACTGTTTCCCAGAACATCGCCGCTGTTGGCGAAGAGATGGAAAGACAGTTTGGAGATAAAGCTGGTCAGATTCTTAAAACCAAGAGTACAGAGCTTGGAATGTCTCTCGATAGACTAAAGGAAATCGCAGCAGAGTCTCCGACAGCTTTCTTTCAGTTGATTGGAGTTTCTGCTCAAAAGAAGGTAACACCCGTGACAGCACCTCAGTCTACAATTCGCAGTGAAAACTTTAATCCTAATTCTCAGGACCGTGACTTTGATTATTATCAGAAGATGCGTAGAGAGAATAGGAGCATGTACTACTCCCCAAAGGTCCAGAACATGATGCTTCAGGACCGGGAAAGACTTGGGAGTAAATTCTACAAAACTTAACATTAATAAAGGAGATCAGATATGTCGGGTATGACAACTGGTAATGTATCTCTCCTCACTCGCTCGGAAGTTTGGTCGCGTGAGCTGAAGGAGATTCTTCGTGATGAGCTTATGGCTCAGACATACGTTCGCTGGCTTCAGGAGTTTCCTGACGGCGATACGTTTAAGATCCCGTCCATCGGTCAGGCGTATGTCGATGACTACTCTGAAGATGAGTCGGTAAAGTATCGTCCTCTGGACACTGGACAGTTCACCTTCCAGATCACTGAGTACCTCTCTTCGGGTACTTACGTGACGAAGAAGGCTGAACAGGATATGTTCTACATGAACGAGCTTGTCTCGCGGTTCGTCCCCGAGCAGGAGCGTGCTATTATGGAGCATGTCGAGGAGGCCATCCTTGGTCTTCAGTCTGGTCAGACGGCTGGCAATGCCAACATTATTAACGGTATCGCTCACCGTTATGCTGGCTCTGGTTCTGCTTCGGGTACAATGGTTGCCAACGGTATTACGCTGGCCGACTTTGCCCGTGCTAACCTTGCCCTGAACAAGGCCAATGTGTCAGCTAACAACCGTGTCGCTATCGTCGATCCGTCTGCTGCTTACCTCATTGAGACTCTCTCGAACATCTCGAACGTTTCTAACAACCCGATGTTTGAAGGTATTGTGTCTTCGGGTATCGCTACTGGTATGCGCTTCGTCCGTAACATTTACGGCTTCGATGTCTATACCTCGCAGCGTGTTGCTACGATTGGTACAGAGTCTGTAAAGATTGGTGATCAGAGCGGTTCTGCGATTAGCTGCGCTGGGTTTAAGGCCAACCTGTTCTTCTCTGCTGATGCTTCGGTTGTTCCGTTCATCGGTGCTTGGAGACAGATGCCGGAAGTCGATACTGAGTACAACAAGGACTTCCAGCGTACAGAGTTTGTGACAACTGCTCGTTATGGTGTCAAGCTGTATCGTCCTGAAAACCTTGTCGTTGTTCTTTCGAACTCGGCTGTTTAATAGAGGAGGATAGAATATGGCTGATTGGACAAACTCGGACGGTCTTGAAGTCCGTTTCGTTAACCCGGAGGCTGGCCCGACTGGTGCTGGTCTTGAGGCTTGCGGCCCGCTGAAGAGCATTGCCGTTGACTTTGACTTTGCGACAGCTATCACTGCTGCTGCTGATGGTCACGAAGCCTTTATCCCGGCTGGCTCGTACATTGTCAATGCCTACCTTATCGTTACGACTGCTGCTACCTCTGCGGGTACAGCTACTTTGACGATTGGTCTGGCTCAGAAGGATGGTACGGTAATTGATGCTGACGGTATTGATGCTACAATCGCTCTTGCTGCTCTTGGCGCTGCCAAGGTGGTTCGTTGCGATGGTGCTCTTTCTGCTGGTACAGCCTCGGTTGGCTCGGCTAACGCTTACGTCTATACGACACCGACAACTGCTGGCGATGCCTTTACGGCTGGCCGTGGTAAGCTGGTGATCCAGTATATCGAAGTGTAATAACTCTGGTCTTGGGGGAGTCCTTCGGGATTCCCCCTTGACAATCTAAAAAGAAGCGATATAATAATACTATTAGTCCACACGGTTGATATAGGATAGATTAATGCCAAATGTTCAACACTCAAGTCTGACAGATCCCAATCTCCATGAACCAAAGGGGATTGCTGCTGCATCTGCTAACCAGTTGTATCTTTCTAATGGTAGTGGTTCGGGTACGTGGACTAACGCTAATAGGTTTCCCGGTACAGGTTGGGCTAAATATACAAATACGACATACGTAGGGACTACAGCCCTAGCAGTTAGTACTACTGAAGTACTTCTTCCATTTACAACTGATGATACAGTTACTCAACTTCCGATTACTCTTACTGGTACAACTTCCAGTTTGCTAAATCTAGCTTCTGAAACACTCCAGTTTGTTGCTACTGGTGATCTTCACGCTATTACGACAACCTTTAAAGTTTATTCTGTCTCAGGTTCTCCTACATACATGAACCTTATTTTGTACGGTTCATCTGATGGTACAACTTATAATACACTGCTTGGAGATAAGACAGTACCCCTAACTAAGGGTGCTGGTCAGATTGTTGTAGAAGCTGCACTCTTCCCAGTTACTTCCAATATGGTATCTCATGGTGCTAGAATTTATGTAGTAACTAATACAGGTACAGCAAATCTCATTGACATCGGTATTATTTCAGCCCGTGTCCATAAGGCTAGATAAGAATGGCTACAATTAAAATGACATTGTTGGAGATCGTTCAGGATGTCCTGAATGATATGGACTCTGACGAAGTAAACGGAATTGCCGATACAGTAGAAGCAACCCAAATAGCTAATATCTGTAGGAGTGTTTATTATGATGTAATTACAACTGTCGATCTCCCTGAACATACAGAGTTGATGACAGTATCCGGTCTGTCTAACTCTGCTCGTCCTAACTTTATGGATGCTAATAGCGTCACTGAAATTAAGGAGTTGAGATATAATGTATCTGAGACATCTGGACAACTTGATTATAAACTCATCGATTATCTTTCACCGGATGAATTTATTCAGAGAATTGTTAAGAGGGATACCTCTTCATCCAACGTAATTATTGTTACAGATCCTACATCGGATATCTCACTTCCCATCGAAAATGACAAAATGCCAGACTTTTATACATCATTCGATGATAGGTATCTGTGCTTCGACAGTTATAAAAGTACTGTAGATACTACGCTACAGACAAGTAAGACTATGGTATTAGGGATTAAGATCCCAACATTTACTCTGACGGACTCTGCTGTCCCAGATATGGATGATACGATCTTTCCCTATTACCTTGCTGAAGTTAAGTCCCGTAGCCTTTCCCTTCTGAAGGGTGGGCCGGATATTAAAGTAGAGCAGTTTGCGAGGAAACATAGATACTTCCAGAGGAACAATCGCTGGAAGACAGGAGAACAAAGGATACTTAATGACTATGGTAGAAGACGATAGAGACCTCATCGTAGCCGAAGAAAATAAAGAGGGGACATTGATGACCATTACATCCCCAAAAAGAAAGTCAGTGTATACCATTTATAAGTCGAATGACGGCTATAGTATGTTCAAGATCAAGTCCGATAATGGTGATGTACCAAGCCATCTATCCGGTGATTATACGAATAGAAAGACTGCACTAAAAGATCTTACCTACTGGTTGACCCAAACATCAGAGAGTAAAGAAGCTAAGTGGGATAGAATGTTCGGAGAGGAAAAAGCTCCTCCTCTGAAAGTGAAGGATAAAAAGGTTGGCGCAACAGTATAGTCAGAAGGCTGTAAATACTTTCATTAAGGGGCTTTTCACTGAAGCCTCTGTTATGACGTATCCAGAGGGTACTTCATCTGACGAACTGAACTTTGACTTGCTTATTGACGGTAGCAGACGGAGAAGGAGAGGTCTTCACTACGAGGATAACTTCCAGAACAGTACCTTCTCTGTCGCTTCCGGTGATCTCATCCATGCTGAAACTTGGTCTAACGTCTCTGGTATTGGTGGTACAGAGTTCCTCGTTGTCCAGCATAACAATATGGTTTACTTTTATGACAAGTCCCTTGATACAGTTTCAGCGGGACAGAAGTCATTTAGTATCAATCTGAATAACTACTCTGCTAGTAACAGCTACTCTGTTTCATCATCTTACATTAATACAGCTTCTGTTACTGGCTATCTTATCATCGTCTCTCCTGCTATCAATCCAATCCGGGTAGAGTATATTCCAGCTAGTGATAATATAACTGTCTCTACTATTAAAGTAGAAATTAGAGACTTTGAATACCTTGGTATGTCTGCAAATATTACGACTATTGCAAGGTCGAGTAATACAGTAACTATTACTACTTCTACTCCACATTATTTCAACGCTGGTAATACAGTAACTATCGATGCTTCGTTGTACGAGTATAACGGTACATATACAATTGCAAGTGCTCCGACGAGTACGACATTTACTTATACACTTTCTGGTAGTAATCTAACTAGTACTGCTGCAACTGGTACGGCTACTAGACCGATTGAACCTGAGACTGCTCCGACAGCGGTTACTAATAACTACCTGTACGACTTATTCAATCAAGGTTGGTATTCCGATAATAACGGTCAATCTGGTAATGCTTTCGACTATTGGGACAATACTCAGTCTGACTTTCCTCCGAGAAATAAACCTTGGTGGGTAGGTAAGAATACGAGCAATGCACAGGATGTAGCCGAGTATAGAAAGATTGAGTACGGTAACACCCTTGCTCCTAACGGACATTACATTCTGGAGTTCTTCAGCCAGAATAGATCTACTGCTTCTGGTATTGCCAGTTTGACTACCGTTGTAGAATCAGCACGGTACAACTCTGTTACTTCTTATGCTGGTAGAGTTTGGTATGCTGGTCTGGACTCTGCAAAGAATGGTGGTAAGATCTTTTACTCGAAGACTATTGAGGATAAGTCAGACTTCGGTAAGTGCTATCAGAAAGCAGACCCTACCTCTGAAGATACCCCCGGTCTGGTGGACTCAGATGGTGGGTATATTATTATTCCAGATGCTTCTAACATTCTAGCGTTGTTTCCAACAGGTTCTACTCTATATGTTATGGCTTCGAATGGTATCTGGGTTATCGGTGGTGTCGATCAGGTCTTTAAAGCTACCGAGTATTACGTTAGCAAGATCTCTAACTTCGGTATTAGCAGTAAGAGAACGCTGATTAACGTATCAGATTTCCCTGTATTCTGGGATACATCCGGTATTTACACTATCCAAGTAGACCAAGCATCAAAGCCCGTTGTTTCTTCTCTTTCAGATAGTATTAAAACATTTTATGATAACATTTCGACTGATAAGAAGAAGGAAGCCACTGCTGTCTTTGATAGGCTGAAGAAGAGAATCATTTGGATGTACTCTTCTAACTCTGAGACAGTGGCTAATAAGAAGACGAAGATACTTATTTACGATCTTACTCTTGAAGCTTTCTTCCCTTGGGAAATTGCTAACGCTACTGGTACAAGTCCATACCTCTTCTGTGGGTTCTATCTCTCTGGTCTTGGATCAGGAGATGTAGACTATAACATCCTTGCTGGAGCGGATCAGGTTATCGATAGCAGTTCAAATACCGTTATCGAGACTATTAACTCTACTTCGTCTTCGAATACAGATACGAAGTTCCTCGTTAGGACAGCAGATGGGTATCTTACTGTTGGTGACTTTACTGATAGGGACTTCCACGATTGGAACTCTGCTGATTATACAAGCTATGCTGAGACAGCGTATGACTTCCACGGATCTGCTTTGATTAAGAAGAATGTACCTTACATCGTAACGTATATGAAGAGGACAGAAGAGAACTTTGTATCCTCTGGTGGTGGTTATGAAGCTGACTATCCTTCTAGTTGTCTATTAACAGTTAAGTGGGACTTGTCGAGGGATAGTTCCAGATGGAGTAACCCAAGTCAGATATACCGTATGGTAAACTACCCAACTGTAGATCCTCTTGATTTGACTTTTGACTATCCTTATGATACAATTGTAGCTAGAACAAAGATTAGAGGTAAAGGTAGAGTTATGCGTATGCGCTTCGAGTCTGAAGCTGGCAAAGACCTTCATCTCATTGGATGGGAAACACTGAGTGCAGCCAACCCCCGCTATTAGGTATTGTATTCCTGAAGATCTAAACTCTATTATACAACTGGCTAAACACTCTGTTAATAGAGTATTACCTGAAGAAGAATACGAAGAAGAGAAGATAGTTGATCTCTTCAACCTAGCATTAAAGAATGAAGATTACGCTGGTATCTGTCTTTTAATAGACGATGTAGTCTGCGGTTACATTCTAGGTTGTATAACAGAGCAGTATTTCCATTCGAAAAAGATAGCATACTGTATGTCCATCTTCGTAAAAGAAGAAGTAAGAGGCTACGGTCTGGAAATGATAAGATCTTTCGAAGCATGGGGTAAGTACAAAGGGGCTGAGACACTATCGATTAGTTTCTTTACTGGATTAAGCCCAGAGGGTTTTAAAACAGTTCTTAAAAAAATGGGTTATCTTGAAAAAGAAATAGTTTATTGGAAGGAAATTTAATATGGGTGGAGTTGTTGGTGCAGTAGTTGGAATGGGTGCTGCTGCAAAGTCAATGAAAGCGCAGGAAAAGGCTGCTAAAGCTCAACAGAAGGCAGCAGAAGAACAACTGCGTTTGCAGAAGATGGCTGATTTGAGAGAAAGACGGCGTATGCTTAGAGAGGCTGCTATCCAACAGGGTAAGGTTGTCAACGTAGCTGCTCAGATTGGTGGTGGTCAGGGTAGGTTTATGGGTTCTAGTATTGTCTCTGGTCTTGGTGGCCTTCAGAGTCAAGTTCTTTCTGGTCTTGGATTCCAACAGACTGCTCAGACATCTGCTGCTGTCCAGCAAAAGTATCTTAATAAAGCTGCTAAATACCAGATGGATGCTAGTAAGTGGGCAGGAATAGGTCAGGGACTTCAGTCTGCTTTTAGTGCTCTACCCTTTTAAAGGATAGTTTGATGGGGATTTTTGATAACGTCTTTAATAATGAGGATGAAGGGTATAAGGTAGTAGAAAGCCTTTTCCCCTCTGAAGACGAAATTATTGCTGAAGTTAATAAGAGTGAGAAGTATAAACTTTCTCTTGCAGAAAGGTATGCTCATCATCTTAATGCTACTGTTGAAGAAACAATGTCCCTCGTTGAAGCCGGTAGACAGCAAGATCTGTTTTCTGTTAGCGGGGATCTTTCATTTAATCCAGTTTTAAATAAAGCTTATTCTGAAGGTGCTTCTTCAGACGAGTTTAAGAAAGCTATTGAAACTTACAAGAAGAATACAGATTACCTCGTTAATGCTGGAGATACAAAGGATGTTATCGAAAATATTGTAATCGATAAATTTGATCCTAATGTAGATAATAGAGAAATTTCTCTTGCTATTCTGATGGAGGAATTTAAGGCTAACGAACCTGATGAGTCTATCCTTGGTTACGCTGGGTCTGTCCTTGGACTAATAGCTAGAGAGGCTACTGTCGGTACAGCAGAGAGTGCAATTCAGTTCAAGTCTAAGACTGGTAATGAGCAGTTTATGGCTATCATCAATGAGCCAGATCTAAATAAGAAAAGACTTCTAGCCCGTCAGTTTGCCCAACAGGCTAAGGATCTTGGTGTCTTCGGAGACAATGCTCTTCTCTACTGGTCTAGATTTAATACGATTGCTACTGCTGGTAAGGCAGAAGATGAAGCTGCTTGGCTTGGTGTAGATATTCTTGGCTTTGTCCCGGTTGGTAAAGCTCTTGGTCTTACTGGTAAAGCTGCAAAGACTTCTGGTACAGCAGCTAAGATTTCCGTTGCGACAGATGCACTAGAAATAGCAGAGGCTACTGGAGGAAAAGCAGCAGCTAATAGTGTTATGAATACTGCTCTTAGCAATCCTGCTACTTCTGTTAACACTGCAAAACATACTGCTCCTTCTTCTTCTTCAGTAGGTAGCAATGGGCTTGGACCTACACTTAAACCAGTTTTGGCTAACGAAGTAGCTAACGATTATGCTGAGACGATAGCAAATGCTTATAAGGGTTTGTTTGATAGAGACGCTATTGAAGCTGCAAAGTCTAGGAAAAAAACAGAAATCGAAAAGACAACAAGTGCTCATGTCCTCGACATTGCCGAGAAGAAAGTAGGCTTTGAAGATTACATTGTAGAAATGACACTTGGTAAGGATGCTGGTGTACCATTTAAAGACTGGTCAAATGCTCAGAAGTTTGCAAAGCCTTTTGGTGGTAAGGTTGAACCATACGGTACGAACGCTAAGGGAACAGGACCAGAGGGTTACGTTGTAAAGCTTGAGCGTAATCTTAGTATGAAGGGTCTGTCTTCTGCTACTGAAGTTGGTCAGCTTAGATCTTCTTTCTTTGACTTTCTTGCTTCTCCTGAGATTACATCTTCTCAAAAGTTGAATACTGTTTTGAAGAGAGGTTTCGATAAGATTGGGTTTGTTGAAGCAGAAGTTATGAGCCAGCATGAGAGAGCTATAAAGAAACTTTCAAAGGCTGATAGTTTTGGACTTGATCAGGTTATTTCTAAACTTAACATTGAAAATACTTTTGATGGTGACTGGTATAATATCAGTGCTTTTAAAGATGCTTTTTATAACCAGACTGGTAGAAGAGCATCTGATGATGTCGTTAATGCCTATGTCTCTACTTATAAAATCTCTGAGACAGCAAGATGGCTTGAAGCTGATAAGATTATGAAGAGGTCTACTCAGGGTATGAAAGACCAGTTTGTTGGTTCTTTCGATGGTAATTCTTTCTATCGTATGATTAAAGTTCCATCTGGTGCTTTGCCCCGTATTAAAGAGTATGCTCAGAAGTTTGTCTACGATGCTAGTAAGAATAGGGTTATCTCTGTTGATGACTTTAATAAGGGTGGTAAAGAAAAGAATCTTTATCAAATTGTAGACGTTGATAATGCCCCGGAGATTAACGGAAAGAAGATCCTGTATGCTACTGGTAATCTGAAAACTTCGAGAGCTTTGCTTCCTTCCGATGTCGTACCTAAGATCTCCGCTGGTTTTAGAGACACTAGTAATATCCACGGCTTCCTTGTATCTTTAAGAAAGTCAACAGACCTCTCGGATAATATTGTTAATATGACACCGAATATTGCTGTTGTCGGTAGAACAGCAAAGGAACTAGAGAAGTCTGCAAAAGAGTTGAATACTCTGTTAGAAGCACTAAGGAATGGTGCGGCTGATGATGTCATTAATGCTCTCATTAAACAAAACAATGGGTTTAATCCCAGCATCGAGGATGTCAATGATCTAAAAGTCTTTATCGATAAGCACGGTATCGAGCCTACTGAGAACCTCCAGATTGTAACGAAGGATATGCAGTTACCAGAAGTTGGAGTTGGTCGCTTTGAAAACTATCGCCTTGGTAAGCTTACAACCTATGGTGATTTGTACTCAAAGGGGAAAAGAAATAATTCTGTCCTCTTTGGTTATGGTGGTGGTAAGTTTAAGCATGTCGATCCTGTCCGTAGCATTGAAAGGGACTTTGCTAAAGGTGTAAATTATATTGCTGAAAGAGAGTATTCTTTAAAGGCAATGGAAGGATTTATCAAAGGGGCAAAGGATAATAACCTTATTCTTAACTGGAATGATATTAAGAACAAGCCTCTTGTCCAGCAGATTAAGGAAGCTAACCTTGCAAGATCTCCGTCTGGTGACAAGTTCGAGACAGAAAGAAGAGTTATCCTAAACCGTCTTAGTGAGACAAATGAGTTTGCTCAAAGATGGAATGATAGAATGACTCGTCTTGGAGAGTACATCTTTGATAAAAGGGGTATTGATGTCATCGATAGAATGAGTATCAGACCTGATGTAGCACTAAGGTCTTTTGCTTTTGACCTAAAACTGGGTCTGTTTAACATTGACCAGTTTGTTGTTCAGGCTTCCTCTGCTTTGAACATTATGGCTATCTCTCCGATGAATGGTTTGAAAGCTGCTGCTTCTTATCTTCCTCTTCGTATTGCAATGGTAAATACAAACCCCGATGTACTAAAATCTTTGTACAAAAGGTCGAGTGCTTTCATCGGTATGACTGAGAAAGAGTTTCTTGAATCTGTCGATTATATGCAGAGATCTGGTAGATTTATTGTAAACCAGAATATTCAGGAACTAAACGGTACTTACGATGTTACTCGTGGTATGATCCAGAAGGTTAGAGAAGCTGGTAGAATCCCGTTTAATGAAGGTGATCGTGTTGCTAGGTTGATGGCAACTAACGTAGCCTATCGTGAGTTTAGGAAAGCTTATCCAGTACTTGATGTCAGCACTGATGTTGGGTTCAGGATTATGGATGACTTTATTACCCAAAGGGCAGATGCTCTGACAATGAATATGACTAGAGCTTCAGCCGCTTGGTGGCAGCAGGGCTTTATGTCTCTCCCGACACAGTGGTTAGGTTATCAGGCAAAGCTTGTAGAGAACATCTTCTTCGGTAAAAACCTTACTGGTGCAGAAAGAGGTAGGCTTGGCCTATCTCAGGTAATCTTGTTTGGTGGTGCTGGTGTTCCCCTTGGTACTTGGGCTGTAAACGCTTTT